TTACTCCAATTCTTGTCGACCGCGACGAGCAACTGCTTGAGCTAGAAGCTCCTTGAAGTCCGCAATAGGCATTGAGCCCAGATCAGCACCTTCACGCGTGCGTACAGCCACGGCTCTTGATTCAACTTCCCGATCGCCTATAACAAGAAGATAGGGAACCTTGAGCAAAGTATGCTCCCGAATTTTAAAGCCGATTTTCTCGTTTCTCAAGTCAGCTTTAGCTCGGAAACCGCTTTGATCAAGAATTTGCACCACTTCGTTAGCGAAATCGGCCTGTTTGTCAGTGATATTCATGACCACTGCCTGAGTTGGAGCAAGCCACGCCGGGAAAGATCCCTCGTAATGCTCAATCAAAATACCGATGAATCGCTCAAAGGAACCAAGGATAGCACGATGCAGCATTACTGGGTGCTTACGGCTATTATCTTCACTGACGTATTCAGCCCCGAGACGAGACGGCAAATTAAAATCAAGCTGTAGCGTACCGCATTGCCATACTCGACCCAGACAGTCCTTCAAAGAAAATTCAATTTTTGGACCGTAGAATGCCCCTTCTCCCGGCTGCAAGTCATAGGCCAGCCCTGCACGATCAAGCGCCGCAGCTAATGCTGATTCTGCCTGATCCCACAAGTCATCTGATCCAACACGCTTTTCAGGACGGGTAGAAAGCTTCAGTTGTATATCAGTGAATCCGAAATCAGCGTAAACCGCCAAAGTAAGCTTAATGAAAGCAGCCGCCTCTTCCTGCATTTGGTCTTCTGTGCAGAAAATGTGGGCGTCATCTTGAGTAAACCCTCTGACACGCATAATGCCATGTAAAGAGCCTGATGGCTCATTACGGTGACAAGCGCCGAACTCTGCCAGACGAAGAGGCAGCTCCTTGTAACTCTTGAGCCCCTGATTAAACACCTGCACGTGACACGGGCAGTTCATTGGCTTGATAGCATAGTCACGACTTTCCGATTCAGTCGTAAACATATTGTCGGCATAGTTAGCCCAGTGGCCGGACTTTTCCCAAAGGGAACGATCCACAACTTGTGGCGTACGGATTTCGGAGTAGCCGTTCTCATGCTGAATACGGCGCATGTACTGCTCAAGCGCCTGATAAACAGTCCAGCCGTTAGGATGCCAGAACACCATTCCTGGCGCCTCTTCCTGAGTATGGAAGAGATCCAGCCGCTTGCCCAGCTTGCGGTGGTCACGTTTTTCAGCTTCTTCAATGCGCTGAATATAAGCTGCCAGCTGCTTTTTATCGGCCCAAGCCGTACCATAGATACGCTGCAGCTGTTCGTTTTTGGAGTCGCCACGCCAGTAGGCACCAGACAGCTTCGTTAGCTTAAATGCCTTCAAAAATCGGGTATTGGGCACATGCGGACCACGACACATGTCCACATACTCTTCATGATGATACAACCCCATTGCCTTTTCATCAGGCATATCTTCAATCAAGCGGAGCTTGTAATCTTCCCCTCTCGCTTTAAACGTCTCGATAACCTGCTCTCGCGGAGTCATACGCTTGATGACGTCGTAGTCCTTATCGATCAACTCACGCATCCGCGTCTCGATAGCAGCCAGATCATCCAGCGTAAAAGGGCGCTCATACGAGATGTCGTAATAGAATCCCTCATTAATAACAGGACCAATTACCATCTTCGCTGTCGGGAACAGCTGCTTTACAGCATGACCAACCAGATGAGCACAAGAGTGACGGATGATCTCCAAACCCTCTTCATCTTTAGGTGTAATAATTTGCAGGGACGCGTCATGATCAATAACGTCGCAAGCATCCACCAGACGTCCATCTACTTTGCCTGCCAGAGTAGCTTTCGCTAATCCAGCGCCTATAGACTGAGCGACCTCTGTGACTGTAACAGGATGATCGAATAAACGTTGGCTACCGTCGGGAAGAGTAATAGTGGGCATGGCGCCTCCTTTAACAGTGGTGACCCATACCAAGGGCCACATGGTTCGGATGAGCCAGTAAGCTACAGCATCGAATTATATATCCTACCGAACGATGGCAGGCCTATGCACTTTTCAATTAATCGATGAAGGATCACTGGAGCAACAAAGAATATATATGCTTTCAGAAAATGATTAGCTATACAACCAAGCATTAGGCCATACCTAAAAATATTAGCCCTCCACACCAAGCTAATCAGTCTAGCTACCTAGTGGTTTTCACGCAGCACAACTTGAAAGCAAGCCATCACCTGGACACTTGATCAAAGATCACTTTTGGCATGCCGTAGCTGTAAAAACTATTGATTGAGACTGAAGAATAGCCAACACAGGCCGATAACTCGCATAACCAAAGCGGGATCGACTTGCCGTGATCATTCCAGACATACCGATTGTAAGAATAAGCCTGAAAGACTACGCGTTGTTAGCAAGGGCGCTAGATTCAACGGTGTTTTCAATTACACTGAAAACAGACGAAGGAAAGCCCATTGCCTGGCGCTTTTCAAAGGGTTACTTCACGAATAAAAGAATGTTTGAGCAGATAGTAGGCCGATTGCCACTATAAAGCAGCCAGACCTTGCCTAAAAAATAAGGGCCTGACCAATCAAGTCAAGCCCTTATTACAACTGGTGCCCGGAGCCGGAATCGAACCGGCACGGAGTTTCCTCCGAGGGATTTTAAGTCCCGAGACAAAACCAGCATTCATGCGGGTTGCAGCCCTATTTCCGGTCCGCAAACACCTAAATTTTGACCCTCTCAAGCCCAACGGCCTCAATGGGTCCAAAATAATTGCGGACCGGAACCATATAGTTATGAATCATAACGATTTAAGGGATGAACTCCACCTAACAGGTGCCCACTAGTCATCCTTCACCTTTCCGACTACTGTATGCATCCTCAGTAGAACGGACCTTCTTATGAGCACTTCAATTGCCGAATGGGAAAGGCTGGCTAAAGACCAGTATGCCCTTGTGCGCCTACCTGAACACCATACCTCTTACATGAAAGAAGTCGCCGACCGGCTGCTGAGTACCCAGGCGATCACTAAAGACCGCTGGATGGACATGATGGAAGTCATCGACTCGGCGAAGCTATGGGCAGCCGAAGCGCTGGCTACCTACTCCCCCGATTTTCTCAAAGGCGGCATCTACGAACTCAGGGATACGAACGGCAAGCTGGCCGGGATCGTCGAGCAGTCGGCGTTCGAGTTCTACAACCTGAGCGAAGACCATGGTGTTGTCCGGAGAGATCCGAACGGCCGCCTGGAGTTTCACGAGCGAAACGCTGGGCTATATGGTTCGGTCGATGGGATGAGGTTGACGCGAAGGGATGGGCAGCAGTTCGACCTGGTTCTGGTTGGACGAGTGATCAATGGGGAGAGAGTCATCCACGCAAAATAGCCCTCTGGCAAAAAAACCTCTAGCTAGACGGGCAAACACCAGATTTATCTACTATGGTTACGCCCGCTCAGTGCAGGAGATTAGAAGTGAAGTACAGAGGGATAACAGCCATCACCGCTATTACGATGGCAGCAGTACCTGTTCTACTGTTTATATGGGTGGTTTGCGCAACGTACTCACCCGTGAATAACTCGGACGCCCTGGCGATCCCTCATCGAATGATGTCTGTCGATGATGGGACCATGTCAGTAATCAGGATGATTCTTCAGCGGCATGTGGAACACTTCCACGCTCTGATCTTCCTTCTTGGCTATATAGATTGGCACCTAGCTGATGGGTCCATGCTTCTTGCTCGGATAGCAGGCAGCATTTCAGCCTTGGGCTTTGCCTATATCATTGCCCATTCGATGCGTCATCATGCCAAGACGCCTGTAGCCCTGGCAGCCGTAGCCGCCCTTGCGCTTGGGTTCAATGGCTGGGGTATCTGGACGGTCAGCTTTCAGGCGGTCGTCAGTACATTCTGGTTCATTTATACCCTTAACCTGTATTTCGTCTGCAAAGATGCAACGTCCACAGGTCGCCGGGGTGAATTCTTCGGCCCTACCCTGCTTACCGGCGCAGTTGTCATCTTCGCTCACGGGTCAGGGTTCATGTCGATCCTGTTTGTGCCGCTGATCTACGCCTTATTCCGGCGCTTCACCCGCGCGGTGATATCGTTCGTCTTCCTGGCTGGCCTGTTCTACTTCGGCGTTCAGATGAATTCCGTATGGCTTGCAGGCCTCCCGGCTCCTGACGGCCTGAATGTTGGGTTGATCCTCAGGGCCGTGTTCCTCGACACGTTCAACCTGACCTCGGCAAGTCTGGCCTTCATTGGGTCGGCCTTTACTGAGAGCCCCAGAGTTGCTGTAGCTCTAGGTGGAGTTGCTGTGGTCTGGGCGATGGTGGTTGCCGTAATGAATCTGCGCCGCTTCGGCATGGATCGTTATAGCGTGTTCGCCATTGCCATCCTGCTTAGCGGCCTTCTTTCCGCTGCATTGGGCGCTGGCCTTCGCTATGTCATCAACGTCTATGTTAGCCACTATGAGTTCGACCTGACCAACTTCATGGCCTCCAGGTATTACATGGCTGCGGTTGCTGTGTGGCTTGGGGCGCTGATGCTGACTGTCCGGCTGGCAAACGAGAAAACCACACTGGGCGTTTCTCTCGTGCTCTGGGCAACCGCTCTGGTAACTGGGTATGTTCAAGGTGTGCCCCAGGCATACGACCTCAAGGCTACCGAGGATATGGCAGAGGCTTCATTCCAGTCTGGCTACCGCAGTGCTGAGCTGATGGGATGGATGTTCCCAGACCCACACGGAGCTTGGGTTCTGGTTAATACTCTCGAAAAGAATCGTAAATCCATGTTTGGAGAGGAATATAAGATCCGGGCCCGCCTCCATGAGCTGGAGATCACAGAGAGAACGCCAATCAAAGCGTTCCTACCTGACGGAACCCAGGTCACAGCCTGCAAGCTCTCCGGGCCAACAAAGGACAAGAGGCATACGGTAGTTATCAGAGACCAGCAAGGACGAGATGTTGGGATTGGCCGGTACAGCTCGACACATTCCAATATGTCGCCTGAAAAGCTGGATGTTGACTTCTATCTCAATAGAAGCCCTGACCTCAATGTCGCTATGAGCGGCAATAAAGAAGCAGCTATAGGCCACTGGCAGACCTTCGGTAAATCCGAACTGCTGAGGCCAGCCCGCTCTAAAAAGCCGGGCTGGCTCGCATTCAGTTCAACCTGTGACGCACGCGCCTATCAGTGATCATGAAGCAGCGCCTTATGAGCGCTGCTGCAACTCCTTCACTTGCGCACTTAGCTCCTTCACTGCATTTATCAGGACGGGGATAAATTGCTCATAGCGCAAACCCTGGCGAGAGTCAGGGTTATCTGCATCTGCAAGCGTCCAGCCTGCAAAATCATCAATCCCAACAGTTGCCATTGCCTCTTTGACCTGCTGGGCAATCATGCCGAAGTGCGTTCTCTTGCCAGAGTCGAAGGTTGTTTCATCGCCATAAACAGGCTCTTGAATCTTCTGCATTCTTGGCACTGTTATGGTTTTTTGAACCTCAACCTCTCTAGTCGCCGGAACGCTGGAAGTATTGCCGTCAGCATCCGTGACTTCTTCAAGGTAGACCTCTTTCTTGGTCTCCATCACTGGATTGCCGCTTTCGTCGACTACGCTTAGCGTATCGATCACGTTACGGGTGGCAGTGCGGGTCTTAATTACCTGGACGGCCACGCCATCTCGGATCTCTACATCCGCATACTCTTCCTCATACTCCTCAGTTACCGGTACTTCCTTTTCCTCATACCCAGTAATGACGCGCTTAACTTCTGCCGCGCCCTGCTTCCAGGTAAAGCTCACCGCCTTCAGCGCTTCGATGAAGTCAAGCCCATAAGGCAGATCCTGGATATTCTCCTTTTCTCTTTCGTCCGATGTGTTAATCGTGCCTGTAGACGCAAAGAGCTGAGAGTATCTAAACGATGCATTCCCAAGCGAATGGACGTTATCAGAGGCCGGGCGAACAGTCGGCGATACCAGCTGCGCGCCTTCAACCTGGACGACACCCTGAAGGTTAGCCGTGCCGCCGCCAAGGAACAGGATACGGCTGTCGTATGCTGCGCCTTGACCGCCTGACCGGCCCTGAATGCTGATAGTTGAGTTAGTAGCCTGATCGCCAAGGATTACAGTAGCCGCGGGGCCTGTTAAGGCCATGCCAGTTCTGGCGATATCTACACCCTGGGCGCTGATAAGTGACGTTGCAAAGTTAACATTTCTGACGTCAATCAAGCGATCAAGCGTATTCGTGCCAGCTGGCTGAATCTTCAGGAATACGCTGTCTGCGTCAAAAGGCCATTTTCCATTAGCATCATGGCAGTAGATGCCGTGCTTCCAACCCTTTGTGCTTCCGCCAAGGTTTGAGATTGCAATGGCAGCATCAACGTTATATCCGCGCTCACCGATAAACGATGCCACCTGCACACCCGAGTGAAAAGACACGCGGTCGTTATTGCCCGCAGCTATGTAGGTATTGAATTCACAAGACGTCAGGTTGGCCGCGTACTTTGCGCCGCCCAGCAGACCCGCATATGAGCTGATACCAAAATAGGCACCCTTCAGGCTGGCAGCTGTTCCGCCGTCTCCACTGTCGCTGAGCACCTGACCCTGGACGCCTACATAGTTACGGTCTGGGTTATCGGAGGCTGTAGCGCCTGCCCCGCCATAACCTTGCAGTAGATTACCCTCGATGGCATGACGCCCGCCCTTTGCCGCGGGCCCCCCAAAGTTATGACTCACGTGAAAACCATTGACCTTCGGGCCTGACGCCCCGTTAGTGCCTGGAACCTGTGAGATCTGATCGCTTGTTATGCGATATTCGTAATAGTTGAATTTGTTCCCGTTACCCTGAACGCCCGCTGCTCCAGATCCTGTATAGCCGACAGCATAGCCGTCCTCAGTTCCGGTCAGGCCTTTGGAGGCCAACGTTTGAGGAAGCCCTTTGAGTCGATCGGCTACCGTCTTGTCACCGTCCATTACCAGTGATGAGCCCGTAGGCTCTGCAAGCTCTTGCCTTAGCAGATCCTCCTGGCTTTGAAGAACGAAATTGCCTTTCTCAAGATCCCAGTTGCCAGTGGTTGTGTAAGGTCGATTTACACCGTAATCCAGGCGGTACAGATACCCATCCCGAACGATCAGTTGGTTGTACTCATCGATCCTGATATTAGGGCCGTAGTCTCCAAGTACCACGAATCCAGATGACTGAAGGAATTGATCAAACCGAGCAGCGCGCTCTTCTTGATCTGCATTGAACTGAGAAGCCCGCCCTTCCTGAGCGTTGTTGAAGTCCTCTTCCATCCCCGACCAGGAATGTCTCTGCTTGCCGAGACGATCCGCATAGAACGGATCAGGACCGTTCATGAGTTTGTCAAAGTTGGTTGCGTTGTCGTACAGGTCGCGGGGATCGGTCGAACCAATAGGGTGACGAGTATTAAAAGCCATGCAATTTTCTCCAGACGAGCGAAAGCCCACAGCGTCCGTGGGGCCGTGTCTAATGGTTTGGTCTGCTAGTTATCGAGGTGAGGCGTTATCGTAGGTATAAACGCGGTCGTCATAATTCATGGCTTCAACCGAAACCGATTCTGTACCGCTAGGCGATATAGAGCTAATTAGCACCGGATAGCTCCAGCGGGCCGATGTGCCAAAAAGCATGTGAGGCGGCTCAATCGTCCATGAAATATCCGGTTCAAAATCCAGTTCAGGGATGGTTAAGCGATAGTCGTCGATCTTCGTGGCAGGCCAAGGTCCACTAAGCGTTCCGTCAGGACGGCGTATAGCGACCACATGACTACCTTCCCCCCATATCAGCGGCTCAGATGATTCCAGCAATAGGCTGCCACCAAGATCTTGAATACCCATCAGAATCGAACTCTGCCCATAGCCTGGAACGTCATCAGCTACAGCGCAGTAACTCAGATAGCGGCTGTTCAATGCATCCAGCTCAGTACCGAAGCTATAAGTCCAGCGACGGTATTTGGTCGAAAGTCTTTGCCGCATTCCTATCCGCCAGGCTCTAGTAGCATTAGTTACGCCTTCGAGCTTGAGCTTATCCACTCGCGTTCCCGCATCGCCATCCAGCCGACACTCGATAGTTTCTATCTGCCATGTCTTTTCATCCGTGTATTCGACATCAACGCCGTCATAATCGTCCGGCTTGAGCGCAGTGAACTGTCTAGATAAGCCCTCCGTCATGTTCTGGGGCGTATACATATGCTCGAAGGTCGTCCGGGGCTCATCACGAACTGGCCGAATCAATCCGTGATCAATGGTTAGCTCAGCAAACCCAGCCTGCAAGGCCTCTACTAGACAGGACTTAACTGTACTGGAGCTATCAAGTACCTGGTCGTAATAATCTCCTCTCGCTGTCCATATCTCATTGAGGCGATCCAGCTCATCCCAATCAAGATCTTCATCCGTGTAACCAATTGACCTCGCTATATGGGCAACCCAAGGGACAATATCCCGTGTAGGCGTCTCGATATCCCATCGTCCGCCATTACGAACCGGAAGCACGCGTGTTGCCTCAACCGAAACTTGGTTTTCCGACTGAGAAGCAAGACGATCCCCGCCCCTCATCCTAATAGCTAGTACGGTTACATTGGCATATGACGAAGGAGCATCCAGCAACGATCTAAGTCCGTACCATTGCACTGCATCGTATCGGTCAGACGCATTGGATTGAGCGCCGATCCGGCGGACACGCACTTCAGGCCGAAATGATCTGGGTAAGGAAATACGCCTCGTATAACCCAATTGATCTGGCGTGCTGGCAGTAAAGGTGTACGAAACCGTAGTCCATGCCCCAGCGGTGGCCTGATCACGATATTGCACTTCAACCGTACAACTTAGAGGGCCACGCGTGCCTTTCTTGCTATTGAAATTGACCAAACCTTGAGGAAAGAATAGATCAACCTCAATCGTATTCGTGACCTCGCCTTCGGGACATGCTGCAAACGGCCCCGCCCAACTGCCTTCAGTAGTAGACGTATCAAGTACGATGGTGGCTTCGTTACTTTGTATCACGTCGAAACCGGGCCATTCCTCATCAGTTGCACCGGTGTCCGTAAGACGATCAACAGTAATAGACGACGGTCCATGCCAAAGCGACGAATCGTCAGTGTCATCCGAATCAACAGAGTCATCCGCAACGGCTGTAACCCGATAACGAAGGCCGCGATAACCAATACAGGCATAAAGCGTTCCCGTCTGAAGCCCGGTTACCGGAGTTCCACCATCATATTCAAGCGTGATGGATTCAATATCGCCTGCCATATCTGTTTCAACAGAGGCGACTACATAATTACCGGCGTTGGCTCCGGTGATCTCGATCTTCATTCCCTCGAATGGCGCCAGCCGCTCAAGACCTGCACCGGTAATACTTGAACTCGTGAAGTTCCAAGCTTGCGGGACATCAATCCTTGCAATAAGACCAGCAGACCACCCTTGAGGGAACCAACCAGCTGCAGAGGGCGCAGTGATCAAATAGGTATCGAACTGAAGCGGCGTCACATCCATAGTTGTGTCCAGCGCGACCGTAGCAGTCAGAGCAAGACCTGCAGTACCGCTACTGGTTGAGCCAACTTCAGCCGCACTGTGCCACCACCGAGCCACCTCTTCACCGGCAAGGTCTGCCCCCGGCTGGTAGATCGAGTAATAGACATCAGACCCCAGAGAAATAATTGGCGTGTCGCCTATAAGAACCTTGTTGGCTGGAATTTGATATTTCCCTTTGCCTACGCACAGCAGCATATCGATCCACTGTTCTCTAGGTGCGCCAAAGTAACGACGAGCCGGCAATAGATAATCTGGGTATCGCTTACGGCGCCCTGCAATCTCAGGGATGATGTCGTTCAGCGCAGCCTGATTGCCCTTGACTGAAGCAAGGTTCAGATCTTTTCCGGTCTGCTGAGTGCGCTGGGTTGGCGTCTTGATATCAAACGGGTTGCCCAGGCCAAATAGTTTTGCCAGAGGCCCGGGCGTACCAATGATCTTCATCGCATCGCCCTTGGGCTCGATGTAGATTCGCACTGCATCATTTGGGCAGAACTTCGCCGTAGCCCAGTTCTTTGGCGCCACTCGCATGCCATTAACAGCAATCGTGATCGGCGCGACAGACCTTGGCTCATAGCCTTTGACGTTAGCCAGCAGCCATTCCTCAAGCGTCATGCACCCTTCAGTCCGGTACGACTCAAGCGGATGGGCTTCGAGCTTGTTATAGATCTCGATCAACGTGGTATCTCACTTTTGGGTAGGTTCGCTCAAAGTCCGGAATACGCATCCAGCGCACGCCGGTGGCCTCGTTTGCCTCAAGCACAGCCAGTCGCCCTTCAATCTCAAGCACAACGCCAACATGGGTACACAGACGCCCTCTGATGACGGCGGCTATCGACCCCGGCCTTGGTGGGCCTATATCGAGATAGCTTGCATAGCATCTGTATGAAGCTGCCGAGCCCTTGAGGTCATGCCGGCTGATCACGCCAAACTCAGGAAGCTTGGGCAGGCCTAAAAGCTCCTGCCTTACCGCTTCCGCCAGCCCCCAGCAGTCATATTGTCGAACGCCAGACACGACTTCCCCTCGCCCGCCATCGACATAACGAGCGCTGAGGTATTCGTTGAGCATTAGAGGTAGCGAAGGCCAGGTGAGAAAGTTGTGGTGTAAACGTCGCGGGGCCAGCCGTTGTTGATCAGGTCAAAGTAGCCAGCCTGTACCTGTACTGTGCCGCTATTGATCTCGCCGCCAAGGACAGTCATGCGGTACGGCGTTTGGGCTGGCTCGGATAAATCGCTGGCTAGATACTCACGGTACATCAGGATGATTCGGTCTTCATTTTCAAGCGCCGCGTCAATCTTCTGCTGGGCTTCACCAGTGACGTTATCGATAGAGAAATCCAGGTTCTGATTACCGTTGTTAGATCGCTCGGGAAGTGCCACCTCAATAGCGCCTGCTACAAAGGTAACCGTCCGGCCATCCTCAGTACCGCAGACCTGATCATCGAAGCCGTTGCATATCAGGATGGGATCATCCCAGGCTTCACAGGTAAGCTCTATCGTATAGATCAGAACGTCCCCGCCAGAAGCATAAACCTGCTCAAGCACCGTCATTGGGCCACTCCTGATTCACTCCGCGATCAAATTCGCCCATGTAGGTCTGGTATCTGGACTCAGGCCACTCAAAATTCATAGCCTTATCGAAGATTGCAGACATGAGCACGTAGTCTGGCGCATAGAGGCCCCAGCCTGGCGCCAATATCGGGCGCTCCCTAAGCTCGAGCTGCGCCGTGAATTTCCAATTGCTTTTCCCCGTCAGTGTTGGTCCGCTGTAGATGTCGGTGAAGCGAGCCGTATAGCTCCGCTCGCCTTCCGGTGTCTTGAGCGGCATTTCAAACCAAAGAGCACCGTCCTCTAGCGCATCCCTAAACCACGCTTCGAACAGCTGGCCCTGAACATCGTTCATGATCCAGGAGACGGAAGCCATGGTTGGCACTGAAGTGAAACGCCGGCGCTGTCTAGCTCGCCCGCTCTGCATCTCAGAGCGCTTTAGCGGACTGACAGGGGATAGGTCATACCCATCCCTCAACGCACAAGGGAGGCCTTCCGGATACTGAATCATCGCCCTCTCCTTTGTATGCCGTATGAGCTTTCAACAGCTTTAGGGTATCTGCCTGTGCCGCTAGTCATTTTCCCTACATAATCCTGTTCTACGGCATCAAGGATGATTTTCAACGTATTTCCATCCATTTGAGTTCGCGCACTGACAGGCTGTCCATTATTAATAACCTGTACATCGCCAGTACCTGATCTGCTTCCTTGAATATCGCTCAAGGTCTTGTCCAGCTTGGCGCTGGTCTCTGCTGTGGTAACACGCTCCCCCTTCTGGAGGAGCCAAGTTCCAGTTTCAGGCACAGCATCAAGGCCATCGTGGGCCATACCGGCTAGCGATACGGATGAGATGGCGGCAACCATGGGCGCTGTTGCAGCAAGCGCCGCAGTCATGGCAGCCGGGGCTGCGATAGGTCCAACGATGGGAATAGCCGCTGTACTTGCAAAGGCGGCCAAGCCAGCCTGAAGGGACGTAGCTGAAGCATTAGCCACAAGAGCAGCTGCGCCGCTAGCCTGTGTTGTCTTGCCCACCAGTAATTGCACCGCCTGATAAGCCAGCCACTGGGCTGCCATCTGGCCTAGAGCATTTACCACAGAGCGCGCCATGCCTTCAGCGAGGTTACTGACAGCATCGCCCAGGTTCTCCGAATCAAAGATCATTGATTCAAAGGCGTCCCCAAACCGACCTGTAAAGTTCTCAAGCATGTTGCCCGCTAACTCATCAAAGTTGGTCAGGTTCTCTTCAGCTGACTCTAGGTACTTTTCCCAGTAATCCTGGTTAAGGTCGCCAAGGTCCTCGTTCTTTTTCTCTTCCAGCTTACGCAACAGCTCGGCCTGAGCCTCACCGGTTACTAGCGTGTTATCCAGAATGATCTGGCGACGACGCTCGTAAGAGGACTGGATCTGCTCTTCTTCGCTTTGCAGCGAATCCATGATGGCGAGCGTTTCCTGGTTGTTCTTTTCGTTTGCCTCGTTTAACTGCTCTACTGCTTTCTTCTGCTCTTCGTAGGCAGTTACGCTGTTGAGCGCGGCTTTAGCTGCGGCTATCTGCGATTCAGTAGCGCCGTCCTGTTGAAGCTTATATAAGGTGACCTCTGATGAAGTCATGCCCAATACAGCGGCTTGCTCCTGGAGGGCTGCTACCTGATCCGCAATAGCTTTGGCTTGACGTTGCGCCGACTTGGCTGCGGCATCTTGCTCTTTTGAGGTCGTCGCAAAGGTTATGCCTTTATTGTTCGTAGGAGCCGGTGCGGTCGAAGGTGCAGCGACTTTCGGTGCAGGGGTCTTGCTAGCCATGTCCTGCAGCGCATAGGCTTTTTCAAGCTGCTGCCGGGTTTTCTCGAAGCTATCCTGAATGCTGGCATAAGCCCCGTACCCCGTTTCACCCCTCTCCTCCATCTTGTTCATCAAGGTTTGGAGGCGATCGGCTTCTTTCTCCAGTCGATCAATGTCATGCAGGCCGATGCCGCCCATAGCCACAGCTGCCTCTTCAGCTGCCCACTGGACGAACTCGACCATGCTCTTGGAGGCTTCAATTACTGTATTGAAAGCAGTAACGACGCCACTGGCAAGAGCCTTTGCTGCTTCAGCAGTCTTTGGATCCCGAAGAGTTTCTGTTAGCTCAAGAAGCTCAGGCAATAGATCAGCTGCAATCTGCTGACCAACACTGTTGGCAACAGCGCCCAGCACGTTCATGTCATTGCTGAACTGCTTGGACGCTTTGATTGTGTCCTCTGAGAGAATTAGTCCAAGGTTCTGCGCCTCATCGCCAAGCTGTTTAACGGCCTGACCGCTGTTGCGCATGATCGGCGCAAGAAGCGATGCATCGTCAGCAATTGCCTCTAGAAAGGTAGTCATCTGCTGATGATTGACGCCGGCTTTTTCCAGCGTATCAACGTAAAGGCCTAAAGCCTGGGGACCGCTAAGTCCTCGGAACTGGTCGGCAGTCACACCAACTAGCGGGGCAATCTTGTCAAAAAAATCCTTTAGCTCACCGCCTCCGGTAGTTAGAAAGTTACCGACCTTGTCGTTTACATCCTTGAAGATGTCGCCAAGCTTGTCGTTATCTATCCCTACTGTTTTAGCTGCATACGCTAGCTTCTGGAACTCAGTAGTCGACGTTCCGGCAACCTGGGCAAGGTTCTGGATCTCAGCGGCTGCATCGATATTGCTTTTGACCCATGCCGCGGTGGCGCCCGTAGCCAAGGCAGTAATAACACCAGTGAATCCGGACACAGCGCTGGAAGCATCCTGAACACTTCTGCTGATCTGCTTCATGCGCGTCTGTGATGCGCGCGCAGCTTGATCCATTCCTTGGGTAAAGCCACCGACCTTGGCGATCAGATCAAGTGTAAGCGTGCCAAGCGAGCGCGATGCCATATAAATCTCCGGGCAATAAAGGCCTACTACGTCCAGTTAGCCAGATCGTCTAAGGTGAGTTGAGGTTTGTCGTGATAGGGAGCGAAGTCATGCAGCTGGTAAGGCTGGGAGTCTTTGCTCTTATGGGCATTGGCATAGAGAACTGCCAGTTGAGCTGATCCGCGCTCTATGCGCATCCCAACGTTCAAGGAGCCGCGTTTGGCCCGGTACTTCATCCAGGTCATGAACTCGGGATAGCTCAAAACCTCCTGAGCCTCAGCGATGGTGCGGCCACCAATACCGTTCATGACAAGCTCGCACCAAACTTCTTGCTCTACGGTCAGCTCTTCATCTTTCCCGCTTGCGTTACTTCGTGAATGGCTGCCAGAAGTGCCATGGTAAGGTTTCCATCTAACGGGCCGCGCTCTGGATCAGCATCGCCAGTGATGTCTTCCGGGGTGAACACATCCTTTCCGTCAGCATCACAGATGCAGGCAGCAATTCGACCTGCAGTGCCGTCTGTTTTCCCACGCAGGGCATGCAGATCAGAAACAGTGGATTTATAGGAAAGAGGCCGCACATAGACTGTTGCTGTCAGCTCCTTATCACCCTGCTTCCAAGTGATTTCTTTCTCGACGGGGCGCCCGGTAAAGGCCCCCATCTCTTTCAATGACTGAATGCTGAGGTTCATGGGGTAGTAACCTTACGTGCGAGTACGCCAGGACCAGTGCGCTGGATTGTGGCAGCACTAGTAACAACAGTGTTTGCTGCGAAATCGAACGGCACGTCAGACATGTAACCCTGGAAGGTGTAGAACGTCCGCGATGTCGGTAGAGCAAAGTCACCATCAGTGTCGGCCGTCGGCGCCTCAGTGCCATCAGACCAGCCCAAAGCCCAATTCATGGTTGGGGATGGGTCGCGCTGAGACAGCTCGTACATACGCACATGGCTTTCGTTGGCTGGGTCGAAGTTGACCGTCAGGCTTGCAGTGCCCGGAGTACGCAGGCCCGGCATGTATGAGCGGGTGGTATCCTCAAGACAGGTCGTTTCGATCTGGTCGGCGGGCGCGCCGCCTGGAGTGAATGCAGTCGCACACTCAACTGGCACAACGGCCTTAGTGTCTGGGTCAATGAAATATACTTGGCTACCTTGGGCCAGAATTGCCATTTGTGTCTCTCCTGCGGGTAATAAAAAACCCGCCGAAGCGGGCCTGGATAGTTAGGTTAAGTTATCGGTGGACGTGCCAATCGACATCAAAGCTGTAGCGATAGGAAAGCGTCTGCGGGTCTCTCGACTCTCCGTTATAAGCGGTCACGTAGGCATGGCGCTCGATAACATCCAGTAGCGCCTGGGCAACGGTCCGAGCGGATGTCGCTTGTTCCGCCCATACATCAATCTGAATGGCAAAAAGGTCGATATCAGGTCGATTGCCTAGGTAGTTTTCAGGAGATCCGCCAACGGTCTGCCATGTGGCATAAGGTTTGGCTACACCTTGCGGCGCCGAACCAAATGGATAGAGCCGCGTAGGGCTTGAACCAAGAAGGGCTTTGACTTCAGCCGAAGCAGCAGCCACTTCGAATATAGGTGGATACATCATATCTTCGCGGCCTTCTTAGCTGCTCGCTTGATCGCCCGATCTAACGCTTTCTCATACGCGGTCAAGAAAGCACTAGTGGCGGCATCGATGTTCTGTTCCAGAGCCGGACGAAGGAATGGCTGTGCCTGAGTGTCTTCGGTGCCGAGCTCTACATAGCGGAAGTGACGCGTATCCCCGCCGGGCAGGCCCGATTGTTCTTTAGCAGAGAGGTTACCCCCTGCTCCGCCCATCACGCCGACGCGAAACGCCAGATCACCGCTTTGCTTGAAGCGCTTGCTGCTCCATCGTTCGACAATGTTCTTGCTGATGTCGGCAGCGGTCTCAGGATCGTCGATGCGACTGGCATTCTTCTTGGCCGCCTCACGTATTACCTGGGCAGCTTTACGTAATGCGTAACGGCCGCCCTTGTACTTGATGTCCTGGCTTACCGAATCGAGCTTTCCGAGTAAGGAATCCATTCCGATCAGTGAGAATTCGATACTGTCAGCCATGGTTAGCCCTCGTTTATGCCGCCAGAACACATAAGGGTTAGGTATTCCCGGCCAGAATGCTTGTCAGCGAGGATGCCTTCGATGTTGTAGATCAAGCCCTGATAGACAAGCCTCATCTGAGTGCTAATGCCTGGGCGATAGCGGATAACGATGCGAACAGTAACCTCAGACTGTGAAGCTTGGCTGGCTATAAATTCACGACCACTCAAGGGTTCAATCGAAGCATATACCGCTGCTACATCTACCCACTGCCCTTGAACCATCTCCCCAGTAGCAGGGTCTTGACCTTGCCCTGGAGCTTGGATGGTAATGCGGTGGCGTAATGTTCCGGCTCTCATCAGAAGCGCTTCCTGTACCAGAGCAAGGACTCAACGGCCATCGGGACATTGCTGGCAGCCTGCCCAACTACAACAGCCTCTCGGTTTGCATACCAATGCCCTACAAGCAACATGGCGGCTTGAATAACATCTTTCGTGTAGCCCATTTCTTCTGGCAAAAGAGGCGTTTCAACTAGTACACGATCACAATGCTTTTCAATAAAGGCAGTGGCCGCGTCGATATAGCCCTGGATGAGCGTATCTTCCTCGCTATGCTCGACGCGCAGATGCTGCTTAACCAAGGCTAGATCAATCATCACTTATTCTCTTTTGGCGTGGCTTGCTTGGTGGCTTTAGGTGCAGCTTCTTCCACCTCTACAGCCAAACCTTTACCGATGAGCAGATGCCCATATTCCTTGGTGACCTCAAGCTCTTGGCCTGCTCGAATTCGGGATGATTCAGTCTTTAGCTTCTCGGCATCACCCTCGAAACCCCAAAGCGCTTTAATCTTCATGGTTTACTCCAAAAGAAAGGGGCCATTTAGGCCCCTGTTTTGGTAATTAGGCAGCCCGCGCGAAGCGGCCCTTAACGAATGCATCAGGACGACGCACAGCGACACCAAGACGCTCTTCAACCAAGATCACGCGCTGGTTCTTGATGAAGTCGTCATTGATCATGCCAACCTTGATTGTGAAGGCCATGCGGTCATAGATTCGAGCGCCCTGCTGGAACGAGCCTACTAGGAACTCACCGCCAGTCGCAGTGCCATCACCCTCATCCATGCTGTCAGACGCAACCACCGGACGACCCCAAAGGATCGGCGTTACCAAACCTTGCAGGTTGGCAAACAGATAACGGTTTTCACCGTCTTTCTGCAGCTCGATGTTCATCCAGTCCAGATCGGTCATGACAATAGCGTCAGCAGAACGCTTGGACTGTTTGCCAACCTGATAGATAGCGCGGCGGACAGTATCGATAGCGGTATCACCAGCACGGCCTAAAGCAGCGTTGAAGGCGCTAGCCTGCGTCATGATGCCGTTCAGGTTCTTGCCAGTGCCGTCACCCTTGAGGATCTGACCTTCTTCCTTGAGTTTGAGGTCGTAACGCAGCAGCTCTTGGATGTAGCTGTAGAGCTGAGGAACGTCATCCAGTGCCTCGTCAGTGACCGGCATCCATACCGCGATCTTTTTGATCGTGTCGGTCTTCTCCTCGAAGGTCACATCGCTGGAGGGCTTGGCCTCGCCCTCATTCACCATGCCGGCGCCGCGCGTGTGCACGTTTTCGACAAAGTAAGTGAAGCTTGTACCAGTCGTAGGCGTGCTTGGGATCAGGTCGCGGATAACCAGATTCTGACGCGGGCCAGCCTGGATAACGGGATCGTACTGAGGCGCAACCAGGCCAGTGCTCATAACCTTCATCTCGGTCATGCTTGCCATGTCGGACTTGGTGATCTCGATTTCAGCCGCGTTCTGCTTCTTCTCGATCAGGGCTTTGTAGTTATCGTCGCCTTTGACGAAGTCGATGAACCCTTTCTTTTCACCACCAGCGGTACGCAGGCGGACACCCTTTTCTTCCAGCTTTTGCACCTGCTCAATGACGCGCTCGATCTCACCTTTCTGGTTCTCGATCTGCGCCTTCATGGAAGCTGTGGCTTGGTGACCCTTCTGCAGCTCTTCAGCTACAGAGTCATACTTTTGCTGAAGGCCTTGGAAACCGGATTTCAGTTGAGTTTCCAGCGCTTCACGGATTTCTTTAACATCGGCGGTCATGGCGACACTCCAAATAGATTTTCAATGTTTAGTGAGAGTTTTTTCAGCTCTTCCACGGTCGCCGTGGCCGCGTCGTCACCATCTCGGTGGATCGCTGGATAGCCGAGCGAGGCAACAGCCGCTGCCTCCTTCTGCGAAAGCCCCATGCGTTCACGCAAGGCGCTCTCGAAAAGCCTGATATCTGACTTGACGCTCATCACCTGAGCCTCGGGATTCATGCCAAACGGCACAATTGAAGCTTCCCAGAGCTCAGCCTGCTTGATGATCCGCACACGGCGGCCCTCTCGCTGCTCGATAGCGTCATCCAGGGTGTTAAAACCAATGGACATGGAGTCCAAAGTGCCCTCTTTCATCAACTCATAAGCGTCACGCGCATAGCTGACATTGAGATTGATGCGGCCCTTGAGGTAGAGGCCATGTTGGTCCTGGTTGTACTCAGCAGAGCCAACCAGACGGGTCAGATCGTGGAAAAGGGCCAGTTTCAGCCGCCCGGCGCGGGTAGTTTTCACTCTGGTGAACGCACCCGGCAGGATGACGTCATCGCCCAGGTCGATATTGTTGAATACCGAGGCGTAGCCCTCGAAGTTACCGGCATCATCAACCGCCTTAACTTCAAACGGGACTTCAACTTTGCTCAGCATTGGTCTGCATCTCCCACCGGGTTACCCGGTCATAATCTCCCCCGAGTGGAGAAAGGTTTTCTTTTCGGCGTACTTCGTCGATCGACATCCAGCCAGAACCACCTGAACCACCTAGAGCCTTGGTGTAATAGTCAGCACGAGCGGCACTATCGGCGCGCAGTAACCCCTCAACGATGAATTCCACATACATGGAGGTTCCGCTGAAGAGCTTGTCGTTTATTTCGTCTTCGATGGCGTCGAGATAGGGCTTCAGTCCGAAGGTCACGAACCCGCTAGTTTGCTGCTCGAGGTTCGAGCCCATGATGGAGGTCTTGCTGGCCCGATTAGCCAAGTACAGGGGAACACCCCAGATCCCCGCCAGGGCCTCTTCCTGAAATTGCTGGGATTCGATGAACTGGCTGTCTTTCTGGCTCAGACCCGCCGGCACAATCTTTGGATTGCCCTGCAGGATCGCCATTTTGCCGATGTCCTCAACGTCCCCTTTACGGACGTCCGGGAATTTCTCCAGCACCTGAGCCTGTTGCTCCTTAGTCAGGAACTGCTCATAGATGACGTAGCCACCGGTAAATCCACCCTTACGCATGAACCGGGCTGACCAGTCTTGCGCTGTTTTAGCCAATCCCATGGATTCGGCCATGTATTCAACTGGCGAGAGACCGGTTATACCGTCAGAGCTGAATAGCTTGAAGTGCAGCATGTTCTCTGGTGAAACAGCAAAGCGCTTGCCTTCCAGGGTGACCCAATAGAGTAGGTCTTCACCGGAGTCGACCTCGACGGCGTCAGCATTTACAGGGATAAAGCCAATCCAATCCCCGTTATCTGCTCGTTCGATGATGGAATAGGCATTGCCTCGCAAGGACATGTTAACCACAGCAGCTTTAAGGAAGTTCAGCCGCGTCATATAGGGGTTGGGCTTGCGAAGGATCCGGCTTTGTCTCTTCTCCGAACCGACTAGGCGCCGGTCATTACCTACATCTTCATAGAGTTTTAGCGGAAGGCCAGAGGCCGATTCACTCAGGATCTTGACGCATGACCAGACGATAGGAACGGTCATGGCCTTTTTAGAGGTCATCACAACCCCTGATTTTGTACGTTTGCCGCCTATTTCCATGTCAACTTCGACGTAATCACCCGTTACCGGGTCCTCATAGCCGAACATTCGCCATGTCAGCGGGTTATACCAACGAAATGCCATATTCAGCCTATGAGTCCGAAGAAGCCGTTTTCTAAGTAATCGCTAATCCCTCCCTGTGCTCCAGGGTTCATGGAAAGCAGCGATACCGCATTGAATACCGCCATCAGCGGGTCAATCTTTGCTGAGCCAGAGGCTTGTTTGGTGATCAGGATGGAGTTGCCGCGAGGCTCAACCTTGGCGTTACCACAGCACCAAGCCATCAAAGCTTGCCCGCCATGAACCATCCCGCCCTCAGCTAGCTTTCTTTCAGTGGTTTTGATTGCCCCACCTAGACGCCAGCCTTGGCTAATGCCAATGATCATTTCTTGAGGGATGCCCTTCGCTACCAGGGCCTCAACGATAGAACCTATTCCGGCAGGGTCAGCGCCGATCTTGTCCAGCAGTCCTGCCTCGTAGACCATCAGGCAGATATCAGCGACGTCATCAACGTCCTGACCGATTCGCTCAACCAGCGTCAGGTCGCCGTCATTGGCAAAATCTCTGAACCGTGGCGCCTCAGCCTTCCTTCGTTCAAGCACAGATGGATGAGCCCATGCATGGGTCCATAGCAGCCATTCGCGGGTCTTCTTGTCACGACCCATCACAGCAAGACCCAGGAGGTCATCAAGGCCACCGCCATCGATCCCTATATCGATCACTTCACAGCGGTCGATAAGTTGATCAAGCGTTAGCCCAGGCAGCTTGCCCTGCCCCTCCCAGAAGTCAGCCCCAGCCCAACGGTCAGAACGCAGTGCAAGACCTATCTCAACGTTGAGGTGCTTAGCTAGAAAGCCTCTGAACGACTCCTCGCCGTCTAGCTGAGCCTGCCTATAGCCTCGCTCAATGAACGGTTCATCAACCGAAAGCCCCAAATTAGGGTTCGTAATGTAGGCATTGGCGAAGTTTCGATGCTCTCCTGCATCCAGCATGTGCTGAGGAAACTCGTACAGCACTGGCAGGAATGAGCGGTCCTCTGTCTTTCCGTCGCGAACGCTACGGGCATACATCAGCTTTTGGCGGAATATTCCAGCAGGCGGGTCGTCCGATTGCGTGGTTGCATAGATGACAAAGCCTTCAGGCCGGGAGGCAAGGCCCCCGGTAGCCTCTCGAAGCATCGCTTCAGCGCCGTGACGCTTGCCGAATACCCAGAGTTCATCAATGAAGATGCCTATGGCCTTCTTGCCCGACACCGTGTCGTTATCAGCCGCTACGACTTTAAGGGTTGCGCCTGTCTGGCGGTGCGTCACCGTTCTAACGTGGTTTTGCACTTGAATCAGAGCAGATAGCTCTGGGTCAGCAGCAATCATGTCCCGGATGGGCACATAGGAGTTATCAGCAATCTCCTTTGTTGGTGCCAGGATGATGAACTCACCCGAGGGACGCCAATTCAGAATCAAGGCGGTCAGCATGATGCCAGCCGCAATTGTTGATTTACCGTTCTTTTTGCTAATCAGGAGCATGAACTCGCTGATCAACCGGCGACCCTCATCAGGGTCATACGCCCCAAAGATGGCCGCTACGAATTCGTTTACCCATTCCCGCACCGTCTCCGACATCAGAGGACTGCCAGTAGCATCTACCATGCGCAGCGAGCCGAAGACCTCAAGGGCTTCAGCGGCTTGGTCAGGAAATAAGGGGCCTTGAGGTATTAACGACTCCTTGGCGACGATCCTGCGTTCCCAGTCCGGGCAAGCGGTCGTCCATTGCATCATCGTCTACCTATTGGCACTACATTCTTGGGAGGTTGCCGCACACCAAACCGGCCAGCGGCTGCTTGAGCGGCTGCATCTTTGGCTGCGTCCTTTTTGCCACTCTCGCCTTTACGCTGGTGTATGAACGGCATTAGGGCCTTAGCTGCGTCTCGACGATCCTTTTCTTCCAGATTCAAGTCGTTCATCTGGTCCATAAGGAACTCAAGCGGGTCTGTATATCTTCGAGCCACATGGCTTCTTGTGTTAACACTATCGTTAACATCGCTGTTAACAGTTGATGCTGAGGCAGACTTATTTAGCTCACGCAACACGTCCGGATCTTTAGCCAGACGCGAACCTGCCTGAGCTGCCGTCTTTTCTGGGCATCCAGCAGCTATTGCCGCTTCTTTATTGGATGCACCCGCCCTCACCGCGTCGATGAAGGCACGCTTTTTCTGGTTAAGGGCCATTTAACAAAAACCTGTCAGGGGAAAAAATCTGCGAATGCGAGGGGGCGCGGTCTAGAAGCGTGATCGATCCAATATTTTAGGGTGGGGGCCTTAATAGGGGAGACCTATCACGCACCAAAATCGTGCAAAATTCACGAAATGATAAAAATTCTCAAAATCAAGCAAAATCTTCAAAATTTATTGAAGTTCTGCCTCTTCCTGCTTCTTCACTGAGTCATGGCATGGCTTGCATAGGGATTGCCAGTTGGCTCTATCCCAGAACAACGTCATGTCGCCTCTATGCGGTGTCTTGTGGTCAACCACGGATGCAGCTGTGACTCTTCCTAGCCTCTCGCAATACACACATAAGGGATGCTCGCGCAGATGCTGAAGCCTTGCCTGCTGCCACTTGTATCCATAGCCACGTTGAGTAGAAGACTTGTCGCCTCTCCATGATCCAGGCTGTTGGATAGTTAACTGGCTCTTCTGTGTGGCTAGTCTTGGCTTGAGGGTTGTCAGCTTTGCCATGCGATTACCTTACGGGTGTGCCATCCATATACGTGGCAGGCTCAGCGTCTGGGTCTGCTTCCTCACCCATTGCTTCGATCAGCATCAACAGGAGTTGGTTGGTCTTGCGTTGCTCTTCCAGTATCTGGGCTAGTAACGATTCCTCTGGCGCGCTCATATGCGATACGACTCCACTTCTTGATCCATGCCTTACGGGCTTCACATGCAGGACAGGCCATTACTCCACCTTCTCATGCAACTCATAACGCTTAAGGATCTCGATCACATCTTCAGCCTGATCTTTATTGGCGTAGAACTTGACCTGAATCTCTACGGCCTGACTGGCTTCGAAGTGAACAGTGACCGCTGTAATTGGCATACCTTGAAGCCCTAAAGCCTCAAGGAGTTCCGCGCCTACCTGTTCGCTCATGACGCTCATTCAATCACCTGTCAGCGTTGAAGATTGCGGACGGCCTTTTGAAGGCCTTCATCCCTTCAGGCCCTGCCTGCCAGTCGTCAACCGGGTCAAGCTCGCATTCATCTGATCGCATGGCGTAATGGATCTGGCATCCAGCAATCACCATGCATCCAATCTCGACGTACCAGTTGGTACTGCGGGCATTGGTCTTGATACCAAGCTGGGCTTCGTCATTGAGGATGGCCTTGATCGTTCCCCATACCGCTCGGTATTGCTTGCCGTCTGGGCCGTAGAACCAGTTGTCAGTGGTTATTAGGGCTTTCACGCCAACATCTAGGTTCATTCAATCACCCTCTCAACAAACACAGCCCTTGGTATCTCTTTCACCAGCTCAGCACCCACGTAGAAGCGGGCACTGGTGCTGTCCTGTACGTAGGTCTGAGCCTCTACTACGAAGGCCCGACCGTCTGCGTCTATGACCTTCCACTGTGTCATGGCCTTATTCCTCAACAGGAACAACGGTTACCACGCCTCTGAGCCTGCGCGTATACACCTCGTCACCCTCTGGCCGCTTCACCTTGTAGGGTTGAGGTGCATAGACGACGATTCCTTGCTTGGTATCAGCCCAGCGGACGTTGAGCACTTCGTTACCATTGACGAACACACGGCGATGGCCGCGACCATCGTTCCAGTGATGAAAGTGATCGTTAGTCATGGCCTTCACCTATTTGAAGACTTCACGGAATGCATCCAGAGCAGGCTTATTACGATCAGCCTCAAGACTCATGATGTTTTCCTTGGCCGTCTCGGTGGCCCACCATGCATAGCAATCGGAGCCGTTGTCTCGTGCATAGATCAGGGCATTCTTTAGTGCTGCCAACGCATTAGGCATAAAGCCAGGGGCACCCACTTCACCAAGGCAATGCTTGAAGCCTGCCTTCTTACAGAGGGCTATACACTCCTTCATCCGATTAACGCCGACTTGAGGGTCGATGTTGTCGTGCCCGTAGCCACCACCAGCATTCGCGTCCATGTAAAGATGGGTATGGATTTCGATGCGGTTCGCTGGGTCCTTCAGGGTGAATAGCTTTTCGTTACCCATCGCCTTAAAGCTTGCCGTGGTTGCCCAATCAAAGGACTCGACAGCAATGGCGCACTCCATATCGCTCTTGCGGATAGCATCGATACACAGCTGGGCTTCTTTGACCCACACGTCTACAGAGGGGATGCCTACGGGCTCGTTACAAAGGTCGATACCGTAGAACGCCGCATAAGCCTCTGGATCTGACTTGATCAATGCAACGATCTTGGCGTCTACGTCAGCCAGTGCACCATGCGGTACTGCTGCCGTTCCGATCTTCTGCCGATTAACCGCAGTGTTGGTAGTGGTGTATCCCACATAGTTATGGACATCCACCAGGACCTTTAGCCCTGCCTTGCCGTGGAGCTTGATGTTATCTAGTAACTCTTTGCTATAGCCGGGATCTAACGGCCCGAATAGCTTGCGCTGGATACGCTCCCAGGCAATACCGACACGGGCTTTCTTGGCGCCGTATCCTGCCCAACGCGTGATCTGTGCTGCACTAGCCCAGAAGTAATTAGTGCCTGCCTTTCCGGGCAGCACTGTCTCACCACCACCGGCCTGACCGATGTTGACGCAGAAGAGACCTTTCGGCGTTAGGTTAGGGTTCGAACCAGCAACAGGAGCCGGATCATTAGCCGGTACGCTTGGAGTCACCGGAGTAACCGATGACCCCTCAGACTTTGGGACAGTGAAGATCACCGCCTTACCAGCCACCTTGCTTGGGTCGAGCTTGTTACCCTCAAAGGTTACGCTGGTCTTGTCGCCAAATACTTCGACGTTCTTGACCTTGCGGGTTGTGCCATCGCCTAGCGTTGCAGACTGGCCTATCTTCAGAGCCGAATTACTGGCTACCGAGATACGTGCAGCGTCATCTGCTGCCCATACGCCGTCTTGCCAATCACCACCAGTGACCTGCTCATTAGGCACAAGGCTTAACGTTGTGGTCTCTGCTGGCGTTTCGATTGGCGCTGTAGGCGTCTCTACGGGCTTTGTAGGCGCTTCTACCGGTGTAGCTGGCGTACCTGCATTGATCTTGGCGATTGCTGCCGATAACGGCGCTATAGCCTTCGTAACACTGCTATCGATGAGCGCAGTGAGTTCGTCGTCCGTAAGAACGACTATTTTGGGCATTTCGGCCATGTGACTGGTCTCCTGATTGCCGCGCCGGACAACGTAAAACCTCGGTCACTGGCCTTTGATGATGGTGTTTTGCTCATTGATCCACTCTTGCAGGCTGCTGAGCTGTTCAGCATTGGCTCTACAGGTGGCGTAATTCTGGGTAACTGTTGTCGCTATGGTGCTCAGCTTGACTTTAGGGCCTGCTGGTAGCGGTTGAAGCTCGCGGGGCTGTTGCATTAGGAGTGCCGGAGGCAGCATCCAAACTGATTCCTCGGGCCGCTGCGTCGTGCACGCGGACAAAGCCATCAGGTACAGGGCACTGATCATCAGCTTCAGGGGTGATATAGACCGGCACCTGCTTGATGATGGTGTCGGCCTGCTTGTAAACGATCCTTTCTCTATCCACATACTGAGTGACTACCCTATCTCTTACCTTGACGAGTACCTGAACATCCTTGACGGTCTGTTTCAGTTCCTTTTCTTGGTTGTGGGTAGCTCCAGATACCCAGCCATGCGCCCATATCGCAACACCCAGGGCCAGTACCGCGAGGTATGCCCATATGCGAGGGATGAGTAGGTTCATGTCAGCCCCAGGTGCCGGTACGCATTGCCTGAGCAAGTTCTTTGGCGCGCCCTTTGACTTGGCTGGCCCACTTGCTGTCCAGCATCTCGGTAGCGGCCAGGTCGAACTGCTGATTACCAATCGCTGCCAGCATCTTCTTGAAGCCTGCCAGACGTGATCGGCCCAGATTGAAGGCCATCTCGATCATGACTTCCTGCCGCACGCCATCCAACGATTGGTAGCGAGGCACGACGGCTAAGGCATCCTTGATTGCATCATCGATGTCGTTAGCCAGTAGAAACGCAATCTCGGAGTCTCTGAGGCCCTTGTCGTCCAGGTTTCGACCAATACCTATGGTCAGCTTCCCTTCGGTATCTGAATACGGCTTACTGCGCTTGCCTTCCTTTGCGGCAAGACGACGCTGAAGCCTTGCCATGTCGATAGCCATTAATGCCGTCTCCGCTCAGTGCGTCCGTCCCACTCATCCCATGTGGCGATCTTGGCGACGTTGCCGTTCGCTCGGCAGACCAGAATCAGGATGATGGCGAGAATCATGGTGTTGTAGATGGATACTTCAGGCCATTCCCCATACACGAGGATGCGGCCTGAGATGCTTAGCCATTGCTGAGCGGTGGCAGAAGCCAACCCAAACGCACAAAGGCTAGGCAGGAGGCGGTACTGTGACCGACCCCTTGAATACTTGAACGCGATCATGATGCAGATGCCAGCGCATACGGAGGCTTGAGCCAGAGCCGCATAGCGAATGGGCTCAGTCAGGTATCCGTAGGTCGCCATGGCCCCTGTCATCGCAGCAGCGCACATCGCTCCTGCTTGGTTATCTCGGCGGTAGTAGATAGCCGAGATGGTTGCAAACAGGATGGTTAAAAAGATCAGTACCGAGGTGGATGTCATGGCTGCGTGTCTCGCTTACCTAGGAAGCGATTCAGAATGAACAGGAGCCACTTGGGCGCGCGTCCAGTCTGTATGGCTTCCAAGACTGAGATGCAGACAACTACACAAATAAGGCCTGCGATGAATGCTGCAAAGCCGCTGGTTTGTGCCCATTTCTGGGCAAGCAGCTCTACAGCTCCGAAGTAGCCGCCTATCCACCCCACAAAGAGGTAGCCCAGGCGCTGCAGCACCTTAAGATCCTTGGCGAAAATGATAAAAGCGAATGCTCCCCCGAACGCGCCTACTACGGCAGCTAAGTCCACTCCGGGGAAGATGCTGGCTAAACTGAGTCCGAAAAATCCCGCCGCCAGCGGTGTACCTAAGCTGGTCGTGGGTTCGGCCATGTTTGCTCCGGTTGTAAAATCCCGCTGTAAAGGGGATCAGCGGGTGCCAAGGCGCTTGGCTTAAAGGGGTGACAGGTGGCCGGCCCGACACTCCGGCTAGTGAATCTCTCGGCGACCGGTATCTACCAGTCCATTCACCTGTCTATTGGTCCGTCATGGGGCTGTTGTCCGTAGAGGAGCACGCATGCGGGACTAATTAGGGCCTCATCAATTTGAGCTTCTTCGAGAGGCTTGGAGGCGATTTCAGGCAATAAAAAACCCGCCACTGAGGACAGGTTCTTATGTGTGCGTTTCTGCCTTTGCAGTTACCGCAGCATGGAAAGAATCGTAAACTTTACGTAATCCAGTGTCAAGTACCTGAGAAATGGATCACTAAGCTGCCTCTAAGAGCACACATAGGCGAGCATCGACCCAGGCCTCCCCCGCCCTAACTAGCTCTTGCGCCTTCATATGAGTAATACCCATTAGCCGCCCAAGCTGGCGATAACTCATCCCGTCATACCTGTAGTAGTTCCATAGTGCAGTTCCCATTTCCTTATCTCGGGAATAGAGACGAGACACAGCGTGATCAACCCATAAGGCCTCATCGTCTGTAAGCATCGGTATAGGCGGCCGGTCCTCTTCCACCACGTTGTCACGCATGAGCGCATACAGTGGGCTGATATAATTCGGCACGCCTGTCTGCACACGCAGCCAAATACCCCATTGGGAAAGAAGGTAATAGGTGCTGACTTGTCTCATGCTGCTGCTCCTACGTATTCACGGATTACCTGTTGAGCAGCCTCAAAGCCGCCACATACTACTGCTTGATAACCTTGCTGCTTGGCGCGCTCTATGAACGCGCGCTGCTCCTCGCTCACGTCGGATGGTGAGTACTTCTTCTTTTTCATCTCAATCCAGAGGCCCGCGTATGAGCCCCTAGGAAGCATCAGGAAGAGGTCAGAGACTCCAGGCGTAAAACCCTCAGCCTTCATGCGTTGAACCTTCTTGGCGCGCTGGATAGGCGTTCCTGCGAGGTGTGAGCCATTAGGGATGGCAAAGAGACATCCCTTGAAGGCTGGGTACTGGAGCTTGAACCAGCGAACGACTGCACACTGTTCGAGGTATTCACTCATTCAGCACCTCCTGACTTCTCATACAGATGGCGCGACCGGTTATGTCGATCGTTCCACTTCTGCACCGCCAACTGCTCCATCTCATCAAAGGTCAGGTCGTGCTTGTTTTCGAAGATAGCTAGGTTGTCCGAGTCAACTTCAGGCCCACGCGCCGCGCATTCATGGCACCAAACATATGAGGTCATCGAGACGCCCTCATCACACTGGCCTGCGTATAGCTTGTTACCAGTTATGGAGTCCTTTACCTGAATGCAGGGAGGGCCTTCACAGAATGGGCAAGGATTGATGTTTGTCATTCCGCACCTCCAAGCAGGCCGTACAGCTTCAGCCAGTCATCACCGACCCGGTAGTGCTCGCCGTCGCCGTGAGATGCAGCGATGCGATCAGTACGCGCTTCGTCAAATGCCTCCAGGAAGGGAAATGAAGTCTGATCTTCAGGCCACTTCGGAAAGCGCTTCGCCTCGTATACCTTGTCCGCGTACCGGCAAGCCTCGTCGAAGTTGTCGAAAGTCTGTGGCTCGCCGCATCCCTTCACCGTCACAGCGCTTGGGTTGGTGTTGTCGATGATCAGGCTCATGGCTTCACCTTCTTGACTTCGATCAGGCCACGCTGGGCCAGCTCACGGATGGTTAGCAGTACCGCCTTGTCCAGTTCGGCGCGGCGTTCTTCCTTGGTCAGGCGATGACCATTGTCGATCTCGTGGTGGCAGCTTGGGCACAGGGCTGCGCTCAAGCAGTCATCAACCTTCATGCTCATTCCCTTTGATTCATTTCGGTGTGCTGCCTGGACGCCATAGGCCCCACACAGCACGCAGTTTTCCAGCGACCGGACGGCAGCTAGCCAGCGGTCTGATCGGTAAGCGGGTTGGCGTTGACGGAGGAAGGTCATGCGGCTCTCCTTCCGTAGATAGCCATCATCAAGTCTTCTGGGTGCGGCAGTAGCAGGCCTAGGCTCTCAGCGCAGTACTGATCCAGCATCTCCAGGTATTCGGTCATCTGCGCTTGAGTGAAGCCGCGTGTCTTGGCGCGGCCTACCTTGTATGCAGACCCATCTGGCAGCTCAACACGGTGCAGTTCGGAAGGCCACAGCTTGGCAACCATTATTTCGTGCCACTCTTCAGCGCTGGCGATCTGTCCAAAGGCTTCACGCAGGTGCTTCTGGATCTCGTTGTTCCACATCCAGAGCAAACGGTTCTGAGCATCACTGCGCTTGCTGCGAATCTCGGTGATAGCGATCTTGCGCGGCTTGGTCAGGTCCAGGCCGGACAGGAAACCAATAAGGCGCTGGCGATCCATAGGGGTGCGGATGATGTGATCCATCACATGAGCCTCCCGTGATTGAAATGAAAGTTGAGATTTAACTCGGCAGACTTTCGGGCGGCACATGCATCCAGAAAAGATGAAAAAGTTCCTATGTGCCGATTCTGAATCTTGGCGATCCATTGACCCTTTGCTGGCAACCAATGCACGCCCATCAGGCCTGATCGGTTATCAGATCTGCGCTTCTGATTTCTCATATTCTGCTGGTGAGAAACCTCACGCAGATTGCTTAGGGCGTTATTAAGCGGATTGCCATCAATATGATCTAGCGATCCCGGCCAGCCACCTGTAGAGAGCAACCAGATAACCCGGTGAGCCAATAGCAGCGTTCCACTTACCTTTACTTGCAGGTATCCCTTACTGTCTTTTGTTCCAGCTTTTTTCCCGGAATATTTACTGTTGAAGATGCTACAAGCTCTTTGTGTAGAGAAATGATGAGCAGGCCGTTGCTTCCATATAAGCTCGTCATTAGTGATCTCGAAGCACTCCTGCAAAAGTGCGATAGCGCGCTGGCGGTCCATCTCGTTGCGTAGAGGGAATGAAGGCTTGCTCATCGCTTACCCTCCAACCAGAACAGGTTTCGCTCGATGTCTTGGCACTTGAAGTGGTGATAAGACTCTGTGCCTAGCACGTCTCTAGGGTTGTGCCCGTTGTCGTAGGCGTTGCAGGCTCGCACGTAACTGGCCTCTGATACGCGCTCAGCGAACTCTTTGAGATGGTCGAGAGTGAGGGTGTAGGTCCTCATGCTGGAACCTCCTGAGCCTTCTGCTTCTCAGGTCTTGAATTTCCTTGGAGGGGCATAAGGTGCTCCTCAAGAAAGAGAAGGCCAGAACCTATCTCTCCATGTTTGCACCACCAGCCCTTCTTATTCGCAATTACAGAGTTAGCCCTGAGAGGAAACAGTTTTTCACCTGGAAAAATTGGACTAATGAGTTCAACCACGCTTCCAGCAGAGAGGACACGCTTGATTGATCTGAGCGTTACAGCCAGATCACCCGGCTTGAAGATACTCATGCCGCTTCCCTCCCCATGATCTGCAAATGACGCTCACAGCGATCCTTGGCTTCCTTTACCGTGTCGCAGGGGTAGCCGATGGCTTCCATGCCTAGCCAGGGTTGGTACCGGGCGTCATCAGCGATCATGTATTTCGCAATTTGATAGCCCGACTCGCCGCGTAGGACGTACTTGCCGTCTGGTTTCCAGTTCATGCCCGGCCTCCCTTCAGCATGGCGCGCATCTTTGCCAGCTCACGGTTAACGGTCTCAGGCTTTGCAGGAACGCTCACCTCGGACGGCAGGGCCTTCGGGATCTCTTTTAGCGGCTCACCCTTGGCAACCATGCGGCAGGCAATGTCATAGTTCCGGTTGAACAGCTTCTTGCTCTCGTCTTCCTTCAGGGTGTTCAGGTTGTAGAAGCCGGTTTCATTGGCAGCGTGCATCACGGCGGCGTGGGTCCAGTGACGATCAGCGGACGGGTGAGCATTGCGGCAGGCTTCGGCATAGGCCTTGTCAGCAGATGGCAGGCCAAGCATCTCAGCGGTGGGTTCGCACCACTTGATGAACTGACCGATGCTGGGAGCGAAAGGCGTGCCCGAGGCGCGGCACTGCTGGACACCAAAGCGGATCTGCTCGATTGAAGTGATGCCAGCAGCCATGAACCCTTTGATCCATGACTTCTTGGCTGCATCCAATGCGGCATCATCCGGCCATGCCTGCTTCCAGGCCGGAAAGATGGCCTGAAGCTGTTTGAACAAGCTGTTCACCACTTCGGCAGTTCCTTTGTCAATATTGGTCACTTTCGCTGGCTGAGGCGTGACTGGGACATTGTTAGGGTTGATAGCGACGGCTACCTGATGTGCGCTTTTCATCACAGGTCCCCCAGGTCGTCAGCCCAATCAGTACTGTCGAAGTTAGGGCCGTTGACCTGTCTAACGGGGATGCGGACGACGCGGGCATCGCGCTGCTTGTCGCGGTTTATCCAAGTCACAAGGCCCGATACCCATTCCTTTTCTGTCTTAGCCATGCCTTTGGCTTCGTGATGACAGATGTAGGGAGCCATCGCCTCTTTGGTAAACAGGGATTCGCTGAGACCGGACATTAATGCGTAGGTCTTGAGCATCATTGCGTCAGGTGTCCAGTTCAGCGTCATGGCAAAAGGGCCGGCGGGTGTGTGTGAGTTATACCCTTCCCCTTCCTTTACCCTTCCGTCGCCTAGGCCTCCGCTACCATTCGACGAGTCCTCTCCGAGGCCTCCGCTACCATTCGACGAGTCCTCTCCGAATTCACTCTGAAAACGAGGATATTTGAAGGTGGGCTTATCAATCTTTTGATGCCGCCAACCATTGACGTGAAGGTACTGTTTACCATTGGCCTCATAGACAGACAGAAGCTGATTAACACGCAGCTCTTCAATCATGCGACTGATGCCAGCAGTGGAGATGTCATCCCCAGGAAACAACAGGGCCTTGATGGTTTTTGCTGAGGCAGGGTGATTACCGCCGTCGTCGCAGAAATTCCATAGCCCTATGAACATCAAACGGGTCAGAGGCTGACACTCCATGACCTGCTCACTTGTCCAGAACTCAGGCTTGATAGTTCTTATACGGGCCATTACATCGACTCTCCGTTGAGGTGAGCAGCCCACTTGCCAGCGATCCATTCGACCCCCTTCGGCGTGAACTTGGCTTCGTTGAAGTTATGGCCGTTGCCTGCTTGGCCGGCCTTTACAGAGAAGCGCCCAGCATCAATGTGCTCGGCATAGGGAACCCACTCACCGCCCAGGCGATACATCACGCGGGAAGTGACAAGGAACATGCGGAAATCGCCTTGCTTGGCGTTGAGGAGCTTGCAGACCTGACGAAAGCCCTTGAGGCCTTTTCCTTCTACATAGCGATCCACGAAGGCCGCTTTAGGAGCGGCTATAGCCAGTTGCTGGTTAGCGGCTTGCTGCAGCTCGTACTGCTCAGCCCAAGCGCGGGCCGCAGCAGCAGGATTCGAGAAATCAGGGAGTACCGGGAGAGCTGTACGAACTTTAGACTCAAGCTCTTGCCAGCGATCTACTAGCTTTGCCGTAAACTCAGGGCATAGCTGAGCAACGATGATATAACTGTCCCGCTTGCCAACGTTGTAGACCTGCTCAGAACGCAAGCGGCCCATAGCGTCATGGAATTGTTCAACCCCCATTGGGGGACGAACAATCACATCTTTTTCAGCAAGGCGCTCTATCGACTGCTTTACTTTGTCATGGCGAGACCCAACCAGGTCAGCAATCTCCCTGGATGACATCGTCATGGCATCACTTGCTATAATCAGACTTTGCATGTTTAATACCGTCCATCAGCTAGATCGTTGTGAAGAAGCCGGGCCGCAATCCCGGCTTTTTTATTGCCTATCGGGGCGAATTAGCCCTAATTGGTACTATTTGGTCCCACACTTTTTAGGTGGTCCCAGGATCGATGTAACCTTCGCTTTGGGACGGCCTGCTAATGTCAAACCGCCCATTGCGATTGAGTGAATAACTAGCTCTTCCATAGCCTCGTTAAGGCTCAGCCCTCTAACCCTCATCAACCTCTCGATCTTTTCCCTTGACTCGGGCTTAAAGTCTTCATAGCGCAGCATTTGGCCCCCTTTTGGCCCATCAGGCCACGCTAGAATCTTCGCTGCTCAACAGATCGCTATTCAGTAATTCCTCTACTGCACCGTTCTCAATTGCCCACTCGATGAGTTCTTTCAAAAAGGTGGCGTTCTGCTTGCGTGCTCTAGCGGCTGACTTGACGATGATTTTGTTAATCGTGCTGTTGAGGCTCACCTTGTGACGGTTGTCCCTTCGGTGTGCTGGGTTTGCGTAGCTCATTGGTACTGCTCCTGAGCGCGTTTAAGCGGCTTTAGTGGACGTTTCCGAGATAACGAATCTCTCGGGGTAAATGATCTGGATCTCGTTGAGGTAGCCATCGAAGACCTTGGCTAGACCTTCTGCTACCTCATAGGTCGGCCTTTGTAGCTGGCGTTCGATACGGGAGAGGTTCCCGTTCCCGCAGCTAACTCCAAAGGCCTTGAGCCGGGCGCAGACGTCATCTAGCGTCCAGCCTCTGGCTTTGCGTGCTTTCTTTAAAGGAGTCATTGGGGGACCTCATGGAGATATACAACTCGGATTCTGTTGATTACGCAGAATTCTGTCAACAAAAATCTGCGCAACGAACTTTGATTTTTGAGGATCACGCAGTCACGATGCGCGCCATGGACATTGGTGCTGCTATTCGTTCGGCCAGAAAGGCCAAAAAATGGACTCTCGAAGAGTTATCGAACCGGGTCGGAACCGACACCGGCAACTTGTCACGCCTGGAAAGAAATAAGCAGGGTGCAAGTCGGGAGCTTTTGGCTAAGATATTTAGCGAGCTAGGAATATCGCTTGAGCCTGCTGCTACAGATGCGATACAAACAAACGTAGCTTTAGGCAATACCAATGTTTTCGCTGGAGGTTGGCCGATTTTGTCTTGGGTATCAGCTGGGCAGCTATGCCATATGGCTGAGGTAGTTCCTCCGCAAGCCGCTGAATATGCGCCGGGACCTCCTCGTCCTGAGGGCGGATTCGCCTTGAGAGTTGAAGGCGACAGTATGACCGCTCAATATCCAGGAGCACGCTCATACCCTCATGGCAGCATCATTCTTGTCGATCCTAATAAGGAAGTGACGAACGGATGCCGGGTCATAGCATGCATTCCAGAATCAGAAGAGGCCGTATTTAAGACATACGTGCAGGACTCTGGCCGAGCCTTCCTCAAGCCAATCAATCCTCAATACCCCACCTACGAAATCCACGATGGCGTCCATATTCTTGGCGTCGTAGTAGGCATGTTCATCCCCGAATAATACGCAGCAGCTCTAGCTAGAGGCATTCTGACATTCTCTAGCCATCAGTAGTCTGCGTCACAGAACCCGCATCCCGCGGGTTTTTTATTGCCTGCAAAAAATCCCAAAAAATTGCATTTCTGCGCTTGACGCAAATTTTAATCTGCGCATAATACAAACCATGAACTGCGCAATACGCAGATTCTAGGGACAAATTAGTCCCACACGATCCGAACGCCGGATAGCCGGGACAGCGAAATGATCCCCCAGCCCCACAATGATTCGTTCAGTGGGACCGACTGGAGTAAGTACGAAGCTAAAGCTTCGAGTTCTTTACTTGCGGCGCCCTAACCCTGGAGCGCCGCCTTGCACGGGATTACCTGTGCTTTTAGCGAAACGGGCCGGGTCTGATGGTGATGTCTCAATCTTTGGCGTCAGCTCAGATGACGGCTTAGAAACCGGAGTCATCGATTCAACGGCTTTGATTCGTTGCTTGATAGCTTCAATGACTTTCTTCGCTTGCTCATCACTAGGGGCAAGTTTCAGGTAAGCCATAACTGCCTTTAGCTTGAATTGAAGCGCGGCTTTCCCATCGAGACCAAAGTTCAAGTCCATAGCATTAATGAGGGCGCGGATCGAGTTTGAATCGACCTGGACGCCTTTGTAGATGGACTTTCTCTTGTTCTGATCCATTACCGGTTCTCCGTTGACAGTTTGGAAGAATCGCTGATGGGCGCGCAGCTATCAAGTTAAACAGACTGCCCTACGGTGTGACGGCAATGCACCCATACAGGCCCAAGCTCTGTATGCGATCAGCCACTAGCTGCTCATGTTGACGCCAGTAGCGGACATGAGATGTCGGGAGGACCCGCAGCAAGGAAGGTGGTTGAGAGAGGAAAGCATCACTGAAGCGCCTGCATAGGTCGGGCGCTTTGGGATGACAACCAGGAGTATCAGACATGAACGAGGCTCAAAGTAAACAGATTCAAGACTTGGTTCAGGAGATTGCTGATGATGAAGGCATCAGCTTTAACGATGCCTTCAGTGTTGCGATGGGCATTTTGAAGCTACACGCCCATAGAACCTTCAGCGGAGAAGGTCGCGAGGGTAGTTCGACTCAATCCTCATGCTTACGAAGGCGCAGTACGAGAAATACAAGCAGCTAGGCGGCGCGACATGGCTCAAGAAGATGATCGCAAGTTCAGAGGAATCACGATGAACCCCCTAATCCTGATAGCTGCTCTCTTACTGCTCTGGCTTGACCTGCCAGATATGAGCGGTCGTGCCTAACCGGCTTCCCTGCATATGGAGATATGAGATGAAGGCGTATCTAGTTTGGAACGATGAGGCCAATGAAGGCGTGGTGTTCAGCGATGCTGATGATGCGGATTATGCGCGCTCAGGATTTAGGACAACTCAAGGGGTATCAACTCTAGCTGATGAGTTCAGAGAAATGTACGCCGAAGATGATGAGCACATTGAGTTCAGAGTCATTGAAATCGAAGTACCAGAGTAACCGCACCACCTGCCCCGCTTAAGCGGTAAGCAGTCTCCCTGCCCCTCTACGGAGGGGTATGGCTTCAGGTTGTAGTGGGTTGATCCGAATACGCAGGCTGATGCGTAAAGAGAGCCCCGTGGTGATGTGGGCGGAAGTTGACCCAAAGACGCTTTGCTGAGGCGGCCGAACGATTTGGGAGGCCAACGAAAAGACACACCAGCATGCCGGAGATCAGCGCCGGCCGGATCAACCCAGTACAACCTTTCCTGAGTTTCCCATGACAACCCAACAAGTTTTGGCCGATGCCCAACGCATACGGCAGCAGGCGGCTGCGCACGATTCTTTCGTAGCGGCGATGTTAATCGAGCGTGCACAACGGCTGGAGCAGCGTATCCAGCAAGGACAGAGCGATGGACGTAACTGAACGCGTTAGAGAGCTTCGAGCTGAGGCAATGGAGTACCGGCACCAAGCAAGGCTAGGCGGCCACTTCGCTGACTTCTACAGCAAGAAAGCAGCTGACTTGTCTGCCGAAGCCGACGAACTGGACGGCACCGCAGAGCGTAGACGGGCCGAGCGCGAAGCCATACGCCGAAAGATTGCAGCTGAAGAAAAGCACGACCACCCCCAACCCAAATCCCGCGGCTGGTACATGGCAAACGTTGCCACCTACCAGTTGAACCTCATGCTGACACGGAGAGCAAGCTGATGGACAGAGCTAGAGCAGAGCGAATCATCGAAAACCAGATCATGAGCCTGTATACCTCGGCTCATCTCACCGCTGACTACTGGTCTGCATGGGGCTTCATTGAGGCCTATCACGCAGCTGACTTCATCAGCAAGGACATCCGTAATCACTACATAAAGCGACTGAACAAGCTGCTTAGTGAGCGTCGTCAGGTAATGGGAGCGTTAGCAGCATGATCACGAGAGCAAACGTAGCCGATCTTCGCCGAGCGGCTGAGATGTCGAATCAGTTGGTTAAAGCTGGCGTGCTGTTCGTGCCGATGCCGGTGCTTAACGGGCAGGACTATCAAGAACTGGCTGAACAAGCTAATGCACGCCTGGACAAGCTGGCTCAGATGGCGGAGGACGAAGCATGACTTCCCGTGAGCAATCAGCCTGCAAGATCCTTGATGTCTGGGTTGTATCGACCACTAGCGTAGGACGGCAGCTAGCAGCAAGCCTTCTGGTGTTTGCGTTTAGGCATGGCGACATCAGCGAACGGGTGTTTGATCAGTATTGGGTTCGGTTGAATGGTTTGGAGGTGGCGGCATGAATATCGATTGGAGTGAAGCTCCCAACGACGCAATAGGCGCGTTCTACAGATTCGATGAGAGTCGCAGAAAGCTTTTCTTTGTCAGGTCAAAGGACTTCTCTACATTCCAAGGGCGGCCTGGGTTTAAAGGGCATAAGGCTGGAGAGGCGCGTGATGAGGGATATCATGTATTCATGGAGTTCTGGGAGTTTGCAGAGCGCCCTGCTGCGTCCAAATGGAACGGGCCGGAAGATGGCCTGCCTCCTGTAGGGACGGTGTGTGAGTTGCAAGACGCCACGGAAGTTAGAATTCTGGCTCACACAAAACGCGCAGGTGCGCCGGTTGCGGTCTACCAGTGTACAGATAGCGAGAGTATAGAAGCGTACACGGCTAGCTTTTTCCGCCCCATCCGCACACCTGAGCAGATAGCAGCGGAAGAGCGGGATAAGGCCATTAAAGAGATGGCGGACGATCTCGGCATTATGCACACCACTGCCGCCCAAGCTTATGACAAAGGCTATCGCAAGATTGAGTCTTGATTAGCCTCCCGCTACTCGCTTAACCCCCTCTCCCTCTTCCCCTTTATGCAGCCATGCATTCGGCTGCTTGGAGAAATCATGCCTGGAATTTCTATTCGTGAGCGGAGCCCGCTAGAACTGGCACGTGCGCTCACTTCTATAGGCGCTACCTTTGGCCATCAAGACCCAAGGTATCCAATGTATTTGATCGCAGATACCGGCCACATCATCAGTTCTTACAAGCGAGAACTGCTAATCATGAAGCCAGCTTACAGAGGCTTGTACTTGGCAGTTTTCATGAAAGACATAAGTGGTCAACTGCAAGGAAGGTATATCCACCAGGTCGTGCTAGAGGCTTTCCATGGGCCAAGACCTGAAGGCATGCAGGGCGCTCACTTAGATGGAGATAGACGGAATAACTCATTCACCAATCTAGCCTGGGTGTCTCCTCAAGAAAATGCAGATCACCGGAAGCTACATGGAACATCGGGCAAAGGTGAAAAGAACACTATGGCCAAGCTGACCCATGATCAAGTTCTTGAGATGAGGGAGATGCGCAAAGAGACAGGCCTTTCATACAAAAAGATCGCCCCTCTATTCGGCGTTACAACGATGACAGCTTACAGAGCAATTACAGGTCAATCATGGACATAACAGCTAACTCAAACATCTTCGCCGCCTTCGTCAAAGCTCAGATGGCCTTCGGTCCTGCACTAAAGACAAGCGTCAACCCGGCCTTCAAGTCACGTTATGCACGCCTGGATAACTGCATTGAAGCGGTAATCGATGCACTGAACAACAACGGCATTGGCCTGCTGCAAGTTACTCACCCTGACGACAAGGGCGTGACGGTAGAAACCCTCTTCATCCACGAGTCAGGCGAGAAGATGAGCGGCGGAATCTTCCACGTGCCAGCTCAGAAGCAAGACCCGCAGGGTTATGGCTCCGCGCTGACCTATGCAAGGCGTTTTAGCCTGATGGCGGCGTGTGGCATCGCCCCTGAAGACGATGATGGTGAGGCGGCTATGCAGCCTTATCGCGAGAAGAAGCAGCCCGCACCTCAGTACATCAGCAAGCAGCAGCTTAATCGCCTAGAAGCCGCACTGAACGCTTGCAGCCCGGTAGTACAGAAGAAGTTCGAAGCTGATTACCCAGACGCCACCAAGATGACCACAGACGTCTACGACAGCATCGTGAGCAGCCTTGAGTCAGCCGCCAAGAAGTATCAGGAGCGCCTGAAAGAGGAGAAAGCAGCATGACACTGGAAGAGCAGATCCGCGACCTAGCCTCAAAGAACTACTCATTCACCCATGCAGCGCGGGAGCTAGGCATCCCCCGCTCTCGCCTCAAGCTGATGATGGGCTACATGCCTGACGTTGTGTGGGCAGACAAGCACGAGTCGATTGGCTGGCAGGAAGGCCAAGAGAACAAGCGGCCACAAGCCAAGGAGCTACGTGTTGAGCTAGCTCGCATAGGTCGTCAGGCGCTGCGAGAGAAGCATGCTCACACCATCCGAGGCATTCGCGGCACGGTTCCTGAGCTTTGCAGGCACTTCGGTGTAACAAGCGCATATGCCGCCTGGAAGCGCATAAAAGCAGGATGGTCAGTAGACGCGGCTGTAACCACTCCTACGATAAGCAAGTTCGGTCGCAAGGCGGCTTAGATTAAGGAGGCAACATGCCTACAGGCCCATCCAGAACAGCAGACAAATTCATAGTGCGGCTACCAGAAGGACTCAGAAGCCGCATCCTCACCAAGGCTTACAACCGGCACGAAAGCATGAACACGCTGATCATCAAGGCTCTGGAGCGATACCTTGATCAGGAGGATAAGTTTGAAGTCCTCCTAGATACGCTCGCCAAGCAGGCAGAAGCCAATCAGTCGCCGATAAAGAAATCCGCTTAACAGGCTCTACGGAGCCTTTTTTATCGCCCAGTAGTTGGAGGCGACCATGACCATAGATCAACTCGTGAAGGCGTACGAGATGCACGCCGAAGGCTTCACCTGGAAGCTAATTGCCTACGTTATGGACCTTGATGCCGACAAGTTGCGCAAGAAGGTCAAGGCATTCGAGCAGAACGGCATACCTCAGCGTTACCTACTAACCGCATAGGTACACCCCATGACAACGTTACGAGAATCAGCGCAGGCCGTTCTGGATAGCGTGTGGAGGCACATACCCACCGGTGTTCGGTATCGAGTTATAGACGAAATGGACGCAGGCGTAGAGCTGGAGAACATAGCAGCGATGCGGTGTAGGCAAGTGCTTTGGAAGGACTTCAATAACTCCAGCGTATGGGAGAGGCAGAGATGAACATCGATTGGAGCAAGGCACCGGAAGGGGCAACGCACTACAGGAAAGGAAACTCTTTAAGCTTTTTCAGAGATGTAGAAAAGAGTGGGTTTTATTTCTGGAACGAACATCAACCGCAATGGAGATGGGTGGAAGGCGATTTTCCTGTTGACGCCAAGCCAATCAATACCGCACCAACCTGGAGCGGCGAAGGGCTGCCGCCTGTAGGTACGAAATGCGAATGGCTAGATGAAAGCAGCAGTAAACGCTGGCTTCCAGTCGAGATCGTATTCGCCTCTTACTGGGTGCTCGTGGCTAGAGATGAAAACCCGCACCCAGACGGATCGGTTGATATTTCTTTCGATCTGGTTAAGGAAAGCCCAAAGTTCCGCCCCATTCGCACCCATGAGCAGATACGGGACGAAGCTGTTAGACGGATGGCAAACGCAATCAAAGACTGCCCGACAGACCTAGACCGCGCTGCAGTTCTCTATATGCAGGGTTATCGCAAAACAGAGGGTTAAGCCATGACCCTCCTATCCGCTCTACTCCCTCCCCTAACCCTCACTATCACAGTCATAGCCTATCTGGCTTGGAGCGTTAATCATGAACATTGATATCGATGGATTGATTGAGAAAGCGAAGGCTGCATATGCAGATGGACTATACGACCCGCGTGTAGGGCTGACTGCGCTAGAGAAAGAGTTCTGCTTGCTAGCCAGTCCGCACACCATCCTCGCCCTCTGCGAACGCCTGCGCGAAGCAGAAAAGACAATTCAGAACGCCCTCTCCGAGCTAAAGGCTGGAGACGTACAAAGCGCTATTGATCAGCTGGAGGCGGGAAATGAGTGAGGAATTAAAGATGCCGGACGCTAAAAAGCTGGCAGACCTGCTTATAAGTCAAGCGTGGGTCGAGGTTGATTGCCAAGAGGCTTATGACGAATTTGTAAACTCTTTGGGCTGCAATCTTTACGACCCCAGTGTTCAGCCTGCACCTGGCGGTGAGGATGTTGTTTTGAGCGCCGCCCGTACTGCACCGGCTGAGCCTGTGGCGTGGGTCAACGGTGACGAGCTAGACAACATGCTGGACGACAGGACGGCAGTGATAGCAGGAAAGATGGACGGATACCGCAAGACGCCACTCTACACAGCACCCGACGCACTCCAGGCAGAAGTGGAGCGGCTAAAGGCTGACGCTAATGAAGCTGAGGCAGAACTAGCTGAGGCGATGGATATCCTGAAGGGCCTGAGTAACTGGGTAGGCGGTAATTACCGAGAACGTATTCTGGCAATCCCAGCCCGCCACGGTGACAAGTCATGAAGACTCAGAAAATATACGGCGTGCCGAAAGGCGTGACGGAAATACACATCGATGGAGGGCTTCACTACTGCTTGTATACGAAAGACGGTGAGCCAGAATTCATATCCATAAGCCTTCCCGATACGGAAGAAAAGGCCCCAACTCAGTTCGCGTACGATGCAGCCTGTACAGCCCTTCACAAGCATCGTGAGCGATGCGAGCAGCTTGAGGCAGAACTGGCTGATGCGGTGAGTCTATTTAAGCTGGTAATGGACGAGCATCCAGGCAAAGAAAGGAATGGAAACGCGCCTGGACATTGCCACCAAATACCGGGGATATGGGATAGCGATAACGGAGCTAAGGCAGGCAAGCCATGCGCTTGGTGCGCTGTATGGAATAACGCTCACAAGTTCCTAGCCCGCCACGGTGACAAGTCATGATCATGGTCATTGCCTTCCTTGCCACTGCCGTAACGACCCTTGCGCTGGTTCAGTCGCCCATGTGGGCATCCCTTCTGCCGTTTGTGATGTTTAGTTTGGAGATAGAGTCATGAGTAGTCATGATCAATTTGAAGCATGGTTCCGTGAGTCAGCACTTCACCGGGCCGACTACCCGATTCTTCTTGAGGCATGGGAGGCATCCCGCGCTGCGCTGGTGGTGGAGTTGCCTGACCTAGCAAACCCTACGCGCTGGGAAAGCAGTGATAACGCTTGGAACAATGCGATTAAGGCTTGCAAAAATGCCATAGAAGCCGCTGGCTTACAGGTGAAGCCATGACTCAACAAGCAAAGCAGCCCTTCACCTGGGGTGAATTACTGGCCTGGGCGATCCTGGCGTTCTTCGCTTGGCTTTACTGGGAGGCTTACCAGATGCAGGGAGGGATATGGTAACGACGAAGTATTGCCCCCGATGTAAATCCCCGACCTTGCAAGACTATCCAGCCTTAATCTGAAACATTGCCCTGATTGTCGGCTGGATATTCCCTGGCATTTGGAGGACGGGCAAAAGCCTTTGTACGGTGGGCCTAAGTTGATCGCTGATCAATCAGTTCCTCAGCGGCCGCTCTAGCCTCCTTCTGCGCATCCTCGTAGGTCTTCCACCCATTATCAGATATCTGCCGTACAGCAGCATCCTTGTCATCAGGGCCTAAATAGATATCCGCTCTAAGTGGAATAGGGCTTGGATCATTATCTTTGTATTTGTACCGAACGATAACGTCGGTGCCTTTGTAGGTGAATTTATCCGGCCACGGTCTATCAAGCATAGCTGCCTCCCTCGCTTACAGAGCAAACGGAAGCCACTGATAGCACCTCTACCCACCCTTTTCAATTAATAGCTACCTGCCATTAGGCGGGATAGGAGAAGTCATGTCTGAAGTTAAAGTGATCGTGGCCGCTTGCCTGCCTGCAAAGACGATAATGATCAGTGAGGATTTAGCTGGAATCCTGGATGCCCAACACGACCGCAAAATGCAGGAAATCAAAAGCCAGTACGAAGCCATGATTCGGATATTAGAAGAGCGTAAACAGGTGCAGACGATCAGCATAAAAGGGATAAAAGGGGTCTGAGAAAATGAATCTGACAGAGTTGAGGATGCTTGCAGAAGATTTAAAAAACTACGTACCACCGGCTGGAATAGATTGGCGTCAAGACTTTGAAGGAGATAAAAAGATGCGCGCCTACTGGGCTGCTATAGGCCCTTATCAGGCAATAGAAATACTTGACCATATAGAACGTCAAAACGAAAAGATAGCCAAGCTTACTGAAGCGCTGTCAAGCCTAAGAAATGCAGCAAAGATCATTCTTGATCATGAGAGTGGTTCCTATGAGAGTTAGGCATTGCTTAAACCTCATTGCCACCGGATTCATGCTTGGTCTTGGCTTCTACGCATCGCAAGAGTTCTGGTACTTCCTCACAGGCCTGGCTGAAATCTGCCACGGCTGATTAACACCCTTCCCCTTCCTTTATATACACCTGCCCTGCAGGAGGCATCTATGAGCGTTTTATTTCTTACTCACGCCGAGGTGTGCGAGCTAACCGGCGCGAAAACCAAAGCCGGTCAGATTACGAACCTCAAGAAAAATGGTATACGGCACACGATCAAAGCCAATGGCTGGCCGGCCGTTAGCGCCTCAGCAGTCATTGGTGGCGTACAAGCACCCGAAGAAAGACCGAAATGGACGCCTAGAAAGGCAGGCTGAATATGGGAAGAAGGCCAAACAAGCCGGGCTCTATCGCTCGGCTGAGAGAACGAAAGAAACCAAGCGGCACCATCTATTACTACTACGACGCAGGCGGCAAGCCACGTAAGGAGATACCCCTAGGAAGTGACTACGGCTTGGCAATCATGAAATATGCCGAGCTTGAGCGGGACAGGACAGCTGATGCCATCAAGCGAGACGTGATCACCCTTCCCTATGTAGCTAGCCGGTATTTTGAGGAAGTCGTTCCAAGCAAGTCACCGGCCACGCAGAAAGACAACGCCAGGGAGCTAAAGCAGCTGCTTTCGTTCTTTGGAGATCCACCGGCACCACTGGATGAAATTCAGCCTCAGCACATCAGGCAGTACCTGAATTATCGAAAGGATGCCAAGGTGCGAGCTAACAGGGAAAAGGCCCTGCTCTCCGCGATCTGGAACTTCGCACGAGAGACAGGCTATACCGCGCTGGCAAACCCATGTTCAGGAGTAAAAGGGAATAAGGAAACAGGGAGGGACGTATACATTGAGGATTCAGTCTACAAGGCCGTGCACGATGCAGCCGATGCAGGGCTGAGAGATGCGATGGATCTCGCCTACCTAACGGGCCAGCGAGTGGGTGACACGCTCAGGATGGATGAGCGAGATATCAGGGAGGGTCATATCTGGGTAACGCAGTCGAAGACCAAAGCCAAGAGGCGTATTGAGATCAGCGGACAGTTAGCAGTATTGGTTGATCGGATCATGACCAGGAAGGCGGGACACAAGGTACGATCGACAAAGCTGATTGTGACTGAGGACGGAACGCCAATGACGGCAAGCATGCTTCGAACTCGATTTGACGAAGCGCGCGAATCGGCTGGCGTCAATAAAGCGGCATTTCAACTTAGGGATTTACGAGCGAAGGCGGGAACTGACAAAGCCGAATTGAGTGGTGATATCCTACAAGCAAGGGACCAGCTAGGACATACGACGGTCGTCATGACCGAGGCCTACATCAGAGAGCGCAAGGGTAAGAAAATCACTCCTACCCGATAA